TAGATTGCCGATTCATTGAATGTATATGATAGACCAATTCCTAAGTTCATCAAGCTAAGTGAGAAGGTCAAACTACGTCAAGACATACAAGGACATGACCTAACTATTAATGAAGCTCAGGAGCAAGCTCTAGTGTCTCAGAATAGCAGAGAGTTTACATTGAATAATTCTATGTATAGCTTCTTTGATGGTAGAGAGTATTCTGATGATGAAGTTGCTTCTATTCTTGGATTACCAAGTCAAGCTGAGATTGATGGAACCAATATCAATTGGAGAGATAATCTAATATCTACTCGCAATGCTGGTATATTGAGCTTTAGAAACTCTAATGAATTCTTTCGTACTGCTAGTGAATTAGAGACAGAAGATGCTGTATGGAGCTATGAACATTTCTTTACTATTAGTGGACGTTCTATGACTAATAGTTCTGGTGGAGCAGACTATCAGAACGACAAGGCATTCTCTCGTTTTATGGTTGATACTGATGCATATAAGGGCACTGTAACTAAAGAGAACCAAGCTATATTCAAGTTTGGTGTATTGCAATCACTTGAGCATTATGCTGAAGGTGTCATAGGTAAAGATTTCAAAGCTCCAGATAAAGTAACAGCAGAGGTCAATGCTAAGAATTTTAAAGCTTTGATAGCTCATATTAGAACAGAGATTAATATGAAAGGCTCTCATATTGAGATTCTTATTAATCAGTCTAAGTACAGTGAAGCTCAAGTAGCTAAAGCTATTAATGATATTGGTAATATACATGGTTTACGTGGTGTGACTTCATTGCTTGAAGTTATTGACAAGATTGATAACAATGGTAATGTTAAAGAATCATTTGAGACTAAGATTATTTTAGAAACAGATGGTGTTACTAATGGACTATCTCATCTTATGTGGCAATCAATGGTGTTTGCTGATAAGAAAGGTCTTGTTCCTAGAATGAAACAGATGGCTGCTAGGGTAGGTCTATACACTGTCAAGGACAAGACATATCAACAATGGAAGGCTGAAGGTAATGACGATACGTATGAATGGATAGCTAAAGCTGTTAATGAAACCATTGGTGTTAAAGCTGTAAGAGATAAACTTGCTCGTTCTGTAATAGCTGAGATTAAACGTAAGATAGCTAAGAGTCCAGTAATGGTATTTCAGTATGGTTCATCTGCTAATAATATCGCAAAGAAGGTTGGTGAAGAATACACACGAACTATGTTTGAACAATTCGTAGATAATAAAAGTTTTGTATCTCACCTTGAAGCCACTGTTGAGTTCAACAAAGGCGGTAAAGAAGCATTGAGAGCAGATGCTATTGCTGGTATTGAGTCTGTTATCAAGAAGATGAAGAAGACTAAGAATAAAGCTGAAGCTCTTGAGTTGGTATTGACTGATAAAGAAATGGATGCATTAGTTACATTATTCTCTAAAGCTGTTGGACAAAAGTTTGGTGAAGTAATGTCTGATAAGTTTAATGAGATTGGTATCTATCAAGATGCTGCTATGAAATCTGTTGAGATTGGACGTAGACTATTAGCTGAGAACCAAGATTATAAAGATGCTGTTGAGGTAATCAATAATAAGGCTTCTACAGTAGCTCAGGTTAAAGAAGCTAAGAAGAATATGTTAGAGATAGCTCCTAAGTATCAGAACGCTTCTGGGTATGTTAATGACACGCATACGCATGACCAACCAGTAGTTGATATTAATCCAGCATTCGTTAGAGAAGATGGTTCTAAGCGCAAGATGAATAAGAAGACTCATGAAAATTCAAATAGTCTTACTGAAATGCAGTATCATACTAAGACGTATGAATTACCAGTTGGTGGTTCTAATGCTAAAGGATATTCATCTACGAAGATGGGTGATAAGAAGTGGGCTGTAGTAGGAATCCATAATATAGATGGAACCATAATGTTTGATGTATTAAATAACACGAATCTATTACAGGTCTTTGATGCTATTCTCACTGGAGTAGATGGAGCAGTACAAGGTTCTGAGATATATAATAAATCATATATGAATATTAATACTGGATACAGTCTAATAGCTTCTATCCGTAATGGACTAGCTGATTATATATCTGCTAATGAGCAACACGTTGAAGGATTAACAGTTGGATACAATGTAGCTAGTTTAACAAGTGAAGCTATTGAAGAACTACAAAGTAAATTTAGTAAATCATTTCATGATGAAGAAAATAAAGTATTGAAGGTTCCAGCTGTTGAGTTCATCAAGTATCTTGATAAGACTATTGCTGAAGGTCAAGGCAATGTAGCTCAATTTGCTAACCATATTAAATCTGTAGGACAGATGTCAGGATTAGATACTGGTTCGTATATGACCACTCCAGAGGATAGAGCATCTTATGTAGAGAATGCTAATGCAGTAGAGTTTAAGTCTATTGAAAAAGATATGGATTATATGGATGACTATACTGATGAAGAGTTAGGTACAGACCATGAACCAATGTCTTCTAAAATCAAGAAGACATTTGACTTGGCTCATGATGCTAGTGCATTGACTAACATATTCAATCATCTAGGTAAGTTTTATGGTAAAGCATCTAACAATGCTGAGTTGAAAGCTATCATACAAGAAGTATCTAGTGTACTTGGACAACCTATCAAGGATAGTGCTGAGAAAGTATTCTTGGTTCAAGCAGGAAAGCAATCACATGGTAAGGTAAACTTAGTAAGTGGTAACATAACTATTGCTCCTACTAAAAGTATGCTCTCTACAACGTCTATGACAGCTCAGGAGTCGTTTGTTCATGAATTGGTACACAAAGCTACTGAGTATGCTTTAAGAGGTTCTATGCAGCTTAAAATGCGTGCTGATAAACTACTACGTGATTTATCTAAAGTAATGACGTATGAAGACTATAAAAAGAATGTAATGGCTGGTCGTATTGATTCTATGATTGATGAGAAGGAAGCCAAAAAGAGATATGACTATATCATGTCTAGTCCTTCAGAGATGATTGCATTTGCTAAGACTAATGAAGGATTCTCTTCATACTTAGATAAGCTACAATCTCCAGTCGAAGAATTATCTTTCTTGGCTCGTATTGGACAGATGTTTGAAGATGCTATTGCATTTGTTCTTAATGGATTTAAGAGTCAGAAGACTACTGGTAATTTCAAGGCTGACATAGATAGATTAACTGCTGACCTATATAAGATGAACCAACAATATCAGAACAGTGAATCAATACGTCAAGCGTATGGTAAAGATAATATCATTGATGAGTATATGGATAAGTTTGACTTGAAGATTGTAGAGCAATCCAATGTATTGTTGAAGAAAGCTATGGATGGTACAGTTGATTTACGTGCTAAGCTTGGAGCATTGAAAGAAAATAATCTTGTTAAGAAGATTGTCAATAATAAGCTATTGCGTTCTATGAAGACTGAGTTAGCTGGACATGGAAGTAAGGTTAAACCTATAATTGATTTGATGAGGGTTAAAGAGAATAACCAACGTAAATATTCTGAGATGAGAAAGTATATTAAAGATTCTATTCTTGCTTCATTGAATGGAGCTACAGCTGAAGAAGAGACTGCATTGCAATCAGTGTTGGTAGATGCTGATATATCGGTTCTTGGTATGAAACCAGATGAGATAGCTAAGCTATTGACTGATGATGCATTCTTGGATAGTCATATTAATGAAATTGAAAAACAATTGTATATGATGGCTAAAGGTGAAGGCAATAAAAGATTTATTAACTATGCCAGAAATCAAGCTGAAGGTCTTGGGTATTACTTAGCTACAAACATTATCGGTATTCCTCATGGACAGATGTTTAATGCTAAGAATATTGCATCAGGTAAATATGCTAATGGTTCATTTAAAGTAGTCAGTGGTGTTGAGCCAATGATTGATAAGTTAGCTACATTGTATGCATTGAAGTATGAGAATAAAGATACTAAAGCAGTTGCTTCTAATTTCATTGTGAATAATACAGAAGGTGTTCATGAGATAATAACTGAATATGCTCATATTAAGAGGTATTCAGAGAAGACATTGTTTAGTGATATAGGTCAAGGTCATCTTGCTATTAAGGGATACAGTTACGAATCATTCGACGCTAGTGTTGATATGACAGTTGTTGATGAAGAGAAAGTTCATGAGATGTCTAAACGTGGATATAAAGTAGTTGGCAAGACAATGCCTACAACTATAGTAGAAGGTTCTAAGGCTAGATATATAATGAGTCGTCCTAATATAGAGACTCGTTACACTGAAGGTCTTATGGACGTTACACAGATGAAGCATAAATCTTCTGAGATGATAAAAGATGAGAAGATGATTGATGCTGATATGTCATATCAAATGGAGAAGAAGATTCAAATAGGTGGACATACTGGTCAATTCATGGCTCCATTGTTAAGCCCTAAGCAATCAGATGGTGTTGTTGGATATAGATACATGGCTTCTAAGTCTATGAAGGCTAATATCTTGAACCAAGATAGAAAAATATCTATTGGTTTATCAGAATATCATTCAATGACTATGCGTAAAGTAGAAGGTCTTGCTATCAATAGAAGTACGATTAATGCTTTGATTAAAGATATGGATAATGTAGCTACTGAGCCAGATGCATTCATTGATATTGATTTTAATGATGAGAAAGTACAAGCTATGTATTCTATCATGCCTCCATTGACTCGTAAGTTTCTTCACAACAAATTGGGTAGAGATAAGGATGGCAAGATTAAGCCATTAAAGGTTCGTAAGGATATTATCGACCAAGTATTCGGATATAAGAACTTTTCTGTTACACAGTTAGAGTTCTTTAAGAAGCATGAGACATTGAAGTGGGTAGTAGGATTATCTGAGAAAATATGGATGGATATTTCTTCACATGTACGTGAATCAATTGTATTTAAGACTCTTGATGTTGTATTGGATAACCTAATCTCTAACGTGATTATGTTGTCAGTATATGGGATGAATCCAATAGCTATCGTTCAGGGTATGAATGAAGGCAGAGTATTGATGAATAAGTTTCGCACAGATACTAAGGCATACAATATGATTGACCTTAGACGTAAGCGTGGACTATCTTATGATGCTGTTGAGTTAGCTAGATTAGCTAATGCTATCAAGCATAATAAGGTTAAGGTTCTTGTAGAGTCTGGACAATTCCAATCTATCATTGATGAGACAGAGATTGAATATGATTCTACTACTAACTTGGTTGAGAACTTTGGTTCAAATATAACAAGCAAGCTTCCTACTCCAATTAAGAATACTATAGATTTCTTGTATATGGATAAGAATACTAAGACATTCCAATTTTTCATGAAGTTTGTGCAGTATTCTGACTTCGTAGGTAAGTATGCATATTATAAACATGCTACTGAAAAGAAGGGTATAAAATCTGAAGATGCTATTGATGAAGTAGAAGAAATGTTTATTAACTATTCTCTTATTCAGCATAAAGCTTTGAAATATGGTAGCGATATGAGTCCATTGAGATTCATGAAGTATCTATTAAGAGTACAACGTGTTATTGGCAAGATGGTGTCTAAGAAGACAAGTAGAGCATCTGCTGAGATATTGACTCAGAAATTACTTGGTGATATAGCTGACCCTATTGATTCAGCATTGCCATTTGTAAGTGCTGGAAGATTCATGCCCAATCCAGTTGATACTGTATTGGATTTAACTCATGCGCATACAATAGAAGCTATTGATGATGCAATCAATATGTTGATACCAGCTGTATAAAAAAAAATAGCATTACCCGTTAGGGTAATGCGTGAACTAAATGAATACGAGATTCAATTAGAGATAGTAATTTTTCTTTTGTGACTGCTAGTGTAATAAGTAGACCAGATGGATAAAGCCAAGCTTTATATACTCCATCTATCTTCTTTGTGTAGAATACATGACCTTCTATTGCAAATGAATTTGATTTAGATAGTTTAGGAAACTCAGTTAGGTAGTGTAATTTTTTCATAGGTTAATAATCCATCTAAGCAGTTATCGAAGAACTTTCCTCCAATATTTGCATTGTTATATAAATTGCTTTCTATGGTTCCTCTACAGAATAATTCTTTCTGTTCCAGATATGTACTGGTTCTTTTATTGGAACATAGGTGTAATATCTCTTTTGAGGCTATTACAAGCCCTTCATTTAGCTTACTGGAACCTACATAGTTTTTCCAGTTACTTTCCTTTCTAGCTACTCTCTTGGCATTCTTACGCATACCTACGAGTGGTTTCATTTTTAATTCAGAACGAACCACTTTAGAGCCAATGTAAGATGTACCATTTGTATAGTCTATCTTATACACCATATACATTACTTCATCAGGAAGAGAATCAATCTCTTCATTCTGATATATCCATTTCATTAGCTAGAGAATCCAAACCCAGTCTTTGGTTTAGTAACATCTGCTGTTGCAGTCTTACCACCTTTAGACTTGTCACGTTTATCAATTGGTTCAGATGATTTAGCAATAGCTTCTTTGAAGTCTTCTACCACAATAGCTTCTGAACCATTGCGTTTCTCTGTAGCTGATTTCATTGTTAATGGGTCTAGGAAGTTACGAATATCTGGTACTGTACGAGATACCATAGCATCAGGGTAACCATCTTCAATAATCATCTTAACTGTAATAGCTACTGGCTTACCAATCAATGATGTAACGATAAGCATTGCTTTAGATACTTCTCCACCTTGTGAGTGGTCGTATACCATAATCTCTTTTTCTTCTGGCCATGGCATTCCATCCCATTCACCAGTGATTAGATAGTTCAATCCACCCATACGAGCATTACCAGATAATACTTTCTTGTTACCATTTTTGTCAATTGAGAATGTATCTCCATCTCTATTGGTAACGAACAGTTTTGTTTTAACTTTCTGACCTACTTCAGTCTTCAATGTAATTTCATACCAACAAGCTTCACTTGATGCTGACTGATGGAATGTAACCATATCAATAAGTGTTGTATATACACCATCATTTTCAATCTTAAAGTTTGAACCGCCTGAACCAATAGAACCTTTTTCCTCGAAGCTTTCAACTTCTACATTTGCTTGTGCTGCTTTCTTTGCTGCGAACATTTCACTAAAACTTGCCATACTATTTCCTTTTATTTTGTTTATATTGTTTAACTCTATTTCAAGAGCACTTTCTTCCCATGGAGGAGTGTTATCAACTGACAACATAATCCTCTACCTCTTTAACTAGAACCATAAGGTCATTGTCATCGAATACTTTTTTACCATCCATGAAATCAAATGGGCTTTTCCCAGTGATTAACGGTCTTGATGCAGTCTTTTTTAGGATTAAGCCATAAGTAGGCTCTTTTCCTTTTTCTTCTGTTGTATCAGTAAATGCTACTACAGTGAAATGTGCTTCAATATTTTTTGCTAACGAACCTTGTACCTTAGCATATTGACAATCAACTATCCCGAATTTATCAGTAGACTCAGCCATAAGTGCAGTCATGATATAGAACTTTTTAGAAGCTTTCATTTTCATGATTACTTCCATACCAAAGTTCTTATATTCACCCCACATCTGCATAGTTTTGTTAGCTGGTGCAGTTGCTAGGTGTTTCATGTACCACATATCCATTAACATTGATATTGAGTCGATTACTACATAATCAACATCGTCTTGTTCTTCAATCCAATCCATACCTCCAATCATTTCATCTGGGTCTGACAGTTTAATAGACTGTTTCAACCTAGATGAGCCTTTAAATGGCAATGCTTTCATTTCTGTATTGATATAGATTGTTTTTTCTAACGGTAAGTTCCGTAGGCTTGTAGATTTTCCACTTCCCGTATTTCCAACGAGGAGTAAGTTTTTAGTTATATGTTCCGACATTATGCATCCCTTTCTGCTATTTTCTTTCTAACTGTCTGCATTACTGTAGACATTACTTCTTTAACAGATAATGGTTCGTCAATCTTCTCATTGAATGATATTAATTTATCTTCAATAGATTCATAACTGAAACCACTATCCACCAACATTAATCCAAGTTTTACGATTGTATTATTTCTACTTCCTCCATCATTTAATTGCATTAAGAAGAATCGTTCAATTGAGTCCATATTAGATAGGTCATCAATATTACGTTTAGTCTCATTTGCTTTTTGAGTGTTAGGTATAAAGTTTGTTGGGTCAAGTAGAATACCATTGTTTTTATACAATGTTCCTGAATTCGTCAACCATTTTCTACCTAATTGGAATGTAGCTTCATCAGTCTCGAATGGTAACCATTCAGCTATATTCTTCATGAATCTTTTATAGTCCTCTGCATTAAACTTTACATTATATTTGAGTGGCATAATGATACGGAAACGATGTTCTTTATCTGTATGTCTCTTTGTTGTATACAACATATACGTATAGTCTTTTAACATAGCCTGAGCAAGCTCAATGCTACACTCATGGTCAACATCAAGCACAACTAGATTAATGTGTCCAGTAGCGTTCTCTGCCTTTCTATAGCCATCAAGTAAATGATGAGCTACATAATGGAAACCATCAGTAATAACAAACTGTCCGAGTTCATCATATTTAACTGCTACGTTTTCATATCCAGTAGTTATGTCTGTTGAATACGATAGAATTAGCTTGTTCAAGTCTGTTTCTTTTAGAAGTTCAGCTTCGTAGAAATTAACTCCATTCTTACTTGTCTCTTTAAAGACTCCCCCTACATTGTATGCATGAGCAGCTGCAAGGTTACGCATATCTTTCTTCGCTCCTTGATTACTGGATGAATAGAAGTGCAGATTTGAATATAAGTCAGCTTCAGTTACTTTGGTTCCTACGTCAGCAATGTAATTGAATAGACGTATGTAATTAGGCTCTCTAAGCATTATTTGTTCAAAATGTAAACCAGACTCTTCTGCAAATGAGATTGCATCTTCTAGGTCATCCATTGTAACGCTAGTGCGACATTCTGCAATAGCTAACAATCCAGCTAACTTAAATACTTTCCAGTATCTATGTGATAACTCAAATAGTTGAATCTCTTGATGAGATTTTAATAGCTCTGCTTTCTTTTCACACTCACGTTTATAATTCAATAGATGAATAAAGAATTCATCAGTAGGTTGTAATGTAGCTCCAATCCATTGTCTATTAGCCAATGACTTAAAGCAACTGAAGTGAGACTCTTTGCCTTTACTTTGTTTGGCTCTACGAATAATCTCTTGCGGACTTTCCTCTTGTAGTTTATCGTAGTTTTTAATATAGCTATAGAAGAGTCTTCTGCCAAAACCCTGATGTAACATACTCATAAAGTCTTCTTCTGTTTTAGACCCATTAAGTAGACTGCTTGGTGAACCAAACATTAATAGTGTAGCTGGTATCTTCCCAGACTCTCCATTGCTGTCTACTTTAATTAGCTTATCTTTTAGTTTGGCTACATCATATACTTCCAAGAATGATGTGAATACTTCTTCAAACTTAGATAGATTGAAAGCGATTTCATCTACTACCATACATGTACCACCAAGCCCAGCCATAGTGTATTTCTCACGTACTGCTTTAAGTCCAGCGTCTGTTGCTTCACTGAATGAATACAATGGCTTAGGTAATCTATCCCATCGTTTTAGTATTGATTCCATAGCATCTTCAAAGTCGATACCTTTTCTAGCTGCATCTTGTTCAGCTTTAGCAGTACAGTTAGCTTCTGCTACTGAACCAAACATATCCTCATATTCTTCTCTAAAGTCATTGAATACATTATCTTCAAGGATATTCATAAGTCTACCCTTGTTGTATCCTGATGGCGCTAAAGATACACTGTATGCATTACACGGCACTTTAGTTCCATCAAAGTGTTCAATATTGATATGCATGTTTGTAGCCATTTGAGATAGTCCATTAACAATCATGATGTTCATGAAGTGTTCATCTGTATCACCTATTTTATCATTAATCACTTCGTGTATTTTTTGTATTGTTTTATTCTTCACTTAGCAATAACCTCTATCTTTTCTGGTTCAAATAAATCAACCATTTTATTTAGCATTCGTTCCATCCGTAGATTCTCGAATACAGTTCCTTGTGGCAACATTTCTTTTACAGTAGAGATACCACACTCTACTTGAATCGTTCCTTGTAAAGCATCTCCATTAAATAGAGATACTTCATGTAATGGATATTTACGAAGATTACATATTATACGTTCTGACATTATGTTAAGTTCTGCCATGAATTTGTCATCTCTTCATACAGAGCTTCAAAGAATTCTCTATCCATAGAATGAACCGATGATACAATCCTATTTATGTCATAGAAATCTATATCTTGTTTAAATCGTTCAATATCTGCTTTATCGCATTCTTTTGAAGTCCATATAATAGACCTAGCTTGCTCTAATATATCTACTGTGTCGAAGTCTTCTATGTCTACTTGAAATTCTACCGTTCTTTCTATATACATATTATTCTCCGTAACTTCTCTGTGAGCATTCGTAATTACAATAGTCACAACGCCAACTTTCGCAGTCTTTGAACTGTTCAGTTTGTTTAGCTACTGCAATCTTATGCTTGATTAATGCCTCTGTTCTTTCAAACGACATTAGCTTTACTGGTATCTGTTTATACTTAGGTATCTTTCCACCACCATCTGCTTTATTGAAATAACCAGCATCTCCAGTTACAAATAGATTGATTAATCCATAATCACAATACTTGCTTTCTGGATTCTCTAGCCAATCTAAATAACGATAGATACTTAATTGTATCACTACGTCTTCATTGTCGCCTTGTAGAGCTTTTTTAGCTTGATACGTACCTTTACTCTTAAAATCTTCAAAGATGATTCCATGAGCTTCTGTGACACGTATAAGGTCTGTTGTTCCACTAATCCATTCTCCATCTACTTGTCCTAGCAATGCTACTTCAGTAGATACATTTGGTTCACCTTTCATAGCTAGTTCAGCATAGAGATGTAATCCATTCCCTATGGTTGAATTGACATTAGTCTCTAAGTCTGTAACATAAGTCTTAGGAGTCTTTTGTCCTGCTAACCATAACTGATAATCACTACTACTAGCAATTTCACTTGCCGATAGAAATGAACAATCTGGTCTACTGTAATTTGAGTATGATAATACTTTCTCAATAGAGTCTGTTTTAATCATTATTTTTCTCTCCTATATCATCAAGTAACATATTGTATGCATACCACATTTCGTTCATTACATATCCAATATCAAATTCAAATACTTTTTCTTCGATTTCAGCTTCGTTATATCCAGCTTGAGCCAAATCAATTCTAAGTGTTGCATATAGAACTTCTTCAATCATAATGCATGAACCATAGCTAAGTTATGAAGACTACGATTAAGTCTAACAACTTCATCTGTATTAGTAATCTTCTTTGCTTTACCCCATGTTGTTACCATTCCTAAGTCTTCTGATTCAGTAATGATTCTACGTTCAAAATCACCTTGAATAAGATTCTCTTGAATACGATTATATACAGTGAATAAGTCATCACCTCTATCTTTT